GCCGCCGCCCCCGCCCGGCGGGTCCAACCCCGGCGAACCCGAGTAGGAGACCTATGACCACGAACACCGACACCCGGCGGTACATCGAGTACGCCGGCGTCCACAACGAGTACCCGCAGGAGGACCCGCAGCAGATCGTGGTCCACGAGGGGCCGGACGCCGACGCCCTGACCGTGGCACTGGTCGGCGTCCTCAAGGGCTTCTACCAGGTGCGGGTACGCACCCGCACTGTCGAGACCACCGACGAGTCGACCCCGTGGTCGACCGACGTCGCCCCCGACCCCGAACCGTAGACCCCACCGGAGGTGATTGTGGCCGAGTTGACCGAACTGCTGCCGTGGTCCGGCCTGGGGCTGTCCGGCATCGTCTCCCTGGTCGTGCTGCTGGTGCTCACCGGTCGGCTCGTGCCGCGCAGCGTCATGGACGACCGGGTCGCCGACTGGAAGGCCGCGGCGGAGGCGTCTGAGCGGCGGGCTGCGGAGCGCGACGAGCAGCAGCGGGAGCTGTTGGAGATGGGGCGCACGACGGTGCAGATCCTGGAGGCGCTGCGGGACAGTGCGGGGGCGGGTGGTCGCGGATGAAGTGGCGGTTCCGGAAGCGCCAGCAGCCACCTCCGGGTGACGCTGACGAGGCCCGTGAGGCGCGGGAGCGCGCCGAGCAGGCACTGCGAGAGGCCCGCGAGGAGGGCCATGAGGCCCGCAGTATCGCCCGCCGGCTCAAGGCGCAGCGGGAGGAGAACCACTTCAGCCAGTTGATCCTGGCTGCGTTGAGGGAGGGGCGATGACCGTGCTCGCGGACGCCGTCGGGAATGTTGTGGTGTTCGCGCTGGCCGTCACGTCGTGGACGTTTCTTGGCTACTTCTTCTTCCGGGTGAGGTGGGAGGTCACCACGGTGGGGCGCGGCTTGTTCGCGTTCATGCTGATCGTGGCGCTGATGATGACGCTGGGCGCGCTGCGGGTGGTGTTCGGCGAGTTCGTGTTCTTCGTGTGGGTGCGCAGTGCGCTGCTTCTCGGCATCCTCGCGATCTTCGTTGGTGCGGTGGTGCTGCTGGTGAGTACGCAGCGCGCTGCCCGCGCCGAGCGCGCCCGCCACCGGCGCTGACCCGATTTCTCCACATACGTCTGTTTCCAAGGAGGGGTCGTGCCTCGACCCAGCAAGTACGTGTCCCGGTCCGACCTCGGGTGGGGGGCGTCCCCGGCGGGCTACGCCGACCCCAAGTCGGGCCTGGTCATCCACTACGACTCGGCGAACCAGAACCTCGCCAACAAGCCCCACTCGGCATGCGTCGCGTACTGGAAGGCCACCCGCACGTTCCACACCGGCCCGTCACGCGGGTGGGCGGACATCGGATATTCGTTCATGGCCTGCCCGCACGGGAACGTACTGGAGGGCCGCGGCCTGTTCAAGACCCAGGCGGCGCAGCCGGGCGGCAACTCGACCTACTACTCCTGCACGCTGGCGACCGGGCCGAAGGACGCGATCACCGACGAGCAGATCAACGCCGTCCGTGAGCTGCGGCAGTGGCTGATGGAGCCGGTCACCAGCATCGCGGGGACCGTGAAGGGCCACCGAGACTTCATCGCCACGTCGTGCCCGGGTAATGCGGCCTACGCCATGGTCCGCAACGGCACCTTCACCCGCTCGCCCGCGCACGGCAGTGCGGCGCCGGCGCCCGACCCCGAACCGGAGGATCATCTCGACATGGCCGATCTGACCTGGCTTTCCTCGTCCATCACGCAGAAGCTCCCCAAGGGCGAGCGGGTGTGCGTGCTCTTCGACAACGGCACCGAGAAGAAGATCAGCAAGGACGACCGGTACGCGACCATCGCCTTCGCCAACAAGAAGGTCCTGGGCGACGTGCGCGGCCAGGTCGTCGCCCTCGACGCCGCCGGGGCTCTCGTGCCCGTGGCGTACAAGGTCGAGCTGGGCAAGGTGAAGGGCGCGGCGGGTGCGGACGCCACACCTGACCCGGTGTTCCGCGGGGTGGTGCAGACGACCACCGAGTTCGCCGTTCCGGTCACCGAGGTGACGCACGACGACGAGCGGCTGCGCGTCTACGTCACCGCACTGGTCGACGGCGCCGAGTGGCGCGGCGGCAAGGCCACCCTCTATCTCGCCGACAAGTAGCCCGAAGCATCAACCCGAGATTGACCGTTGCCCCGCCCGCGTGCGGGGTTTTCGCATGTCAGGAGTCATTGTGAAGATCTTCGGGCGGGAGCCCGCTCTTATCCTCCAGTCGATCGGCGCGGTCCTGTCGCTGGGTATCGCCCTCGGGTTGCCGCTGTCGACGGAGCAGGCCGGCCTGGCCGTCGCGGTCGTGTCGGCGGTGTTTGGTGCGGTGGCCGCGGCGGCGACCAGGCCGGTGGCGCCGCAGGCGTTCGTGGGGGTGGTCGCGACGGTGGCGGCGCTGACCTCATCGTTCGGGTTCGAGGCGTCGCCGGAGCTGATCGGCGGCCTGAACGCCGTCATCGTGTCCGGGCTGGCGCTGTTGGGTCGCGCCCAGTCCTCGCCCGCCACCCCGTCCGCGCCGGTGGTGTGACCGCCCTCGGCCACCTCTAGCTCTTCGCCGCGCCCCGGGTTACGGTTGTGGTTCCCCCCGGAGACGTGCTTCGGCCGCCTCTCCCGCCCCGTCCTCCTCACGGAGGGCGGGGCGCTCTTCTTATTGCGGGAACTTCACCGGCAACCGGTGCCCGACCTCCCGCAGCTCTTCGAGCCGCTTCTCCAGCTCGCTCGCGGGGGTGTCCCGGTCGAGGGGCACCTCCAAGGCCCGCAGCATCGCGGTGTCGTCCTCGCCGAGGAGCCCGTCGAGCGCGCCGCAGGGGATGACGGCGGACATGGACAGGGTCTCCTGGTCGCGGCCCCGTGCGGCCAGGGTGGCGAGCATCCAGTACCAGGCGACCCGGCCGGCCGCGCGGGGGCGGGTGGCGAGTTCGGGGACGGCGCGGGTGAGTTCCGGCGGGAGCAGGGATGCGGCCCACGCGGCGGCGCGTCGGGCCCACCGGTCGGAGTCGTCGTAGGGCGGCAGCCAGGTCGGCATACGCCCCCGCTGCCCTCACTGCCGTCGCCTCAGCGCTCCTTGGCGCGGTCTTTGCGGTCCGTGTACGCGGCCATGGCCTGCTCGCGCGCGGCCAGCGTCATCGGCGGCAGGTCCTCCTCGTGGATTCCCGCCTGCTCCCGGAACCAGGCGAACCACTCGTCGTCGGGCAGGTCGTCGTCCATGTCCCCATGGTGCATCCGGCGGAGCGCGCACGTCCTGGGAAAAGGGGAAAGCCCCGGCCGTGGAGCCGGGGCTTCCGGTGATCTTCCCGCGTGCGCGGGACATTGACCATGCTTTAGACGCCGCGGTCTCTAGCATCGGGTCCACTCCCGCGTGCGCGGGACATTGACCGTGCAGTAGACGGCTCAGCCGCCGGCATCTGGTCCACTCCCGCGCGAGGCGGGGCATTCCCGCGTGCGCGGGTCTCGGGTCTGTGGGTGCCACTCTAACCGGCGGGGGCGCGCGTGTCAGGGATTCGTGAGATCCGCCGTCGCCTCGGCGGCGATCGTCTCCGCCTCGCCGTTCCGCAGCTCCGTGCCGTCGAGCCAGGAGTCGAGCTGGTCGCCGGTGTAGAGGATGCGGGCGCGCTGGGCGACGGCCGTCAGCTCCGGCATCACCTGCACCTGCCCGTCGCGCAGAGCGAGGACGGGTCCGAGCTGGTCGTTGTGGCCGGACGGGGCGCCACCGGACGCCTCGAACCGCAGGTTGGCGTCGTACAGGTCGCGGATGTCGTCGGCAGTGATCTTCGTGATCATGGGGGGCTCCTTCTGTGGGTCTCGACTAGTTGTCGTTACGCTCGACCTGGGCGTACATGGCGTTGTCGGAGGCCTTCCAGGGGCCGGTCACCGTCCACCCCTGGTCTTCGAGGATCTTCTCGGCGGCCTTCTCGGCCTTCTCCAGCTTGTCGTCGTCGTCCACCCGGACGCCGGTCTCGATGGCCTCCAGGACCACGGTGGACCCCATGGCGTACTGGGGGGTCGCGTTGCCGTCGTCGTCCTCCCGGTAGCCGACGAGCTCGTCGGCGGCGACGGACACGTCGCAGTAGTCGCCGGCAACGGTGCTGGAGTCGGTGCAGATCGCGGCGGTGTAGGTGAGGGTCATCTTCTCGTGGTCCTTCCAGATCTGCCCCAGGCGGGCGGTCTTCATGTGGAGGTGGGCGGCGGCGGCGCGCTGCGACCCGAGGTTGAGGACGGTGCGGGCGACGATGCGGGCGCGTTCGGCTTTGGCTTCGGCGGTGGCGTGGGCGCCGAGGCGGGCGAGGACGTCGAGCTGGGCGCGGTCGTCCAGGGCGCGGAGCTTGTCCCAGTGGATGGTGTAGTACTCGTCCATTCCGTAGCTTTCTAGAGGGCGGCGATGGCGCGGCGGATGCCGGCGACGGTGGCGTCGAAGACCTCGTCCCGGGTGGCGACGCGGGATTCGGTGTAGCCGTAGCGGCAGTGGATCTTGCCGGTGGCGGCGTCGAACCAGATCTTGTCGATGGAGGCGGCGAGCTTGGCGCCCTGGGAGTTGGAGATGCCCTGGCCCTGCCAGGAGGCGCCGGAGATGTTGCCGGTGTTGTAGCGGGTGATCTCCAGCCCGGCGAAGTCGGCCCAGTTGTTGATGTAGACGCGGTCGTGTCCGGCTTTGGTCCAGCGGCTGCCGCCGATGGCGGTCATGGTCTCGACGCTGTAGATGATCTTCTTGGGGGTCTTGCGGGGGGTGAGGGCGATGCGGCGGGCGAGGGAGGCGGCGTCGATGGTCCACCGGCCGGCCTGCTTGGTGGCGGCGACGGCGCCGATCCGGCACCAGGTGCGGATGGTGGCGGTGGTGACCTTGGCCTGCTGCGCTGCGGTGGTGGTGTCCATCTCCGGGCTCCTCTCGCCTGCCGATGACATGAATCTACCCCCCTCTAGATGCGATGTCTAGAGGGGGGTAGATAATTCTTCGAAAACGGAGAAGCCCGCCGCCCCCCGGCGACGGGCTTGGTGGCGGGCGGCTTCCCCCGGGGACCGGCGCGCAATCTCAGACCTCCCGCCCGCCCGCAACTCCCCCCTCACTGGCCCATACGCGCCTCCGCCTCGACCTGCTGCTCCAACCGTTCCCGAAGCGCGTCCCAGTTCTTCGCGACAACCGAGTCGAAGACTCCCGGCCGCTGCTCCTGCGGCGTCCCGTAGGGATCGCGGCGGACCGCGTTGCACTGGATACCGCCGAACAGCTCCCAGGCCGGGTACTCCTCCGCGAGGCCGTCCGGCACCGGCGGCACCAGCGGCGGCGGACAGAACCGCGACGGCCCGTCCCAGCTCAGCACGACGACCCCGACGGGTCCACGTCAGCAAGCTCGGCCAGCAGAGCCGCCCGCTGCGCTGGAGGCAGCACCCGCCCGTACCGCCGACCCGGCGACCGCATCAGCCGCTCCAGCTCCACCACCGTGTCCGCATGCACCGTCGGCGCCACATCGTCATCGACGGACCGCGTCGCCACCCACCCCCGCGGTCGGCCGTCCGCACCGTAGGTCCGATGCACCAGCCACTCGTCGCCGTAGTCCGCGACCAACCGCTCCAGCTCCCGCTCGGCCTCCGCCTGCTGCTCGTCCGCCAGATCCGCAGCCGCCCCGGCCGCTTCCGCGAGGAGCGCCGCCATCTCCGCGTGCGCCATCTCCACCTCCCGTGGTCTACACCCCACACAACCCCCGGCGACCAGCACCGGGGAAGGCGCGCAACCCCCGCCTAGGCGTGCACGACGGGAGGGGGCGTGCGCACCGGGAGTGAGAAACGCCGAGGGTGTAGGCGCAGGCCATGACCCGTGTCACACTGCGGACAACCCTGATCGAGGAGACCACCGTGCCGCGACAGCCGAAGGCCCCGAACCGATTGCTCGCCGACCTCCTCGCCGAGACCGGCCTCCCCGCCAAGGGCTTGGCGCGCCGGGTCGTCGCCCGCGGCGCGGACCGCGGCGTCGACCTCGGCTACGACCACAACAGCGTCCGGCGGTGGCTGGAGGGGGAGCAGCCGCTCCCGCCCGCCCCGCACCTCATCGCCGAGGTCATCTCCGAGCACCTCGGGCGCACCATCACCCCCGACGCCTGCGGGTTCGCCGGCGGGAGTGTCGACGTCGCCCTGGAGTTCGGGATGTCGTGGACGGACGGCATCGCCGCGGCTGACGCCCTCTACCGGGCCGACGCCGAACGCCGACGCGCGCTCACCACCGCGGCCTACTCCACCGCCGCCTACCCCTCCACCGCGGTGCGGTGGCTGACCCTGCCAGGAGGCGACGTGCCCGCCCACCGCGGCCGGTCCCGTGTGGGCCGCCCCGAGATCGCCGCCCTGCGGCAGATGACGCGGGCGTTCCGCGCGCTCGACAACGAGTTCGGCGGCGGAAGGGTCCGGGCCACCGTCGTGCAGTACCTCCACTCCAACGTCGCCCCCCTGCTGCGTGGCACCTACACCGAGGAGATCGGCAAGGCGCTGTTCTCCGCCGCCGCCGAGCTGACCCGCGAAGTCGGGTGGATGGCGTATGACCTGGAGGAGCACGGCATCGCCCAGCGCTACCTCGTCCAGTCCCTGCGGATGGCGCAGACCGCCGGGGACGACGCCCTGTGCGCCGAGGTGCTTGCCGCCATGGGCCACCAGGCCACCTACGTCGGCCGCGGCGGGGACGCCGTCGACCTGGCGCGCGCCGCCCAGACCGCGGCCCGCCGCGCGGGGCACCCGGCGCTGATGGCGGAGTGCCTGCTGATCGAGGCGCACGGGCACGCCGTCCGGCTGGATGGCCGCGCGTGCTCGACCGCGCTGGCGGCCGGGGAGCGCGCGTTCGACCGCGACGACCCCAACGCCCCGGAGTGGCTGCGGTTCTTCGACGACGCCTACCTCAGCGCGAGGATCGCGCACTGCTTCCGGTCCATGGGTTCCGACGCCCAGACCGCCCGGTACGCCGACCGGTCCCTCGACATGGACAACAGCTTCGTGCGCGGCCGCGCGTTCAACCTGCTCATGCTCGCCGGCGCCCGCGCGGCCGAGGACCCGGTGGAGGCGGCGCGGGTCGGCGAGGAGGCCCTGTCGCTGGTGGAGGGGTTGGAGTCGCGGCGGGCGGTGTCCTACCTGCGCGACGTCCAGCACCGGCTCCGCCCCCACTGCGGGATGCCGGAGGTCGCGGCGTTTCAGATGCGCGCCGGGGAGCTGACTACGGCAGCGTGAGCGCCCGGTACACGGCCACCACGGAAGCGGCGCCGACGAGGTCACCCCGGTCGATCATCGCGACCGCCTCCTCCAAGGGCCACCACCGGATCTCCTCGGCCTCGTTGATGTCGGGGGCCGCCCCGGTGGGGTCGGCGCCGCGGGCGAGGTAGACGATCTGCGGCTGGTCCACGCTGCCGATCGCGGGCTGGAACGTCACCAGGTGCTCCATGCTGCGGGGTCGCCACCCGGTTTCCTCCTCGACCTCCCGGGCCGCCGCGACCGCGATGTCCTCGGCGGGGTCGACGTAGCCGCCGGGCAACTCCCACACCCACCGGTCGATGATGAACCGGTGACGGCGCATCAGCAGGATCTCCCGCTGTTCGTTCATGACCAGGGTCATCGCGGCTGGCGGGAGGGTTGCGACGTACTGGGTGAACTCGATCCCGTCGGGGAGGGTGATGTCGACCTGGGTGAGGCGGATGTGGCGGTTCTCGTCGACGAGGCGTTCGCCGCGGATGGTCCATTTCGAGTCGGTCACGCCGGACACCCTAGTGCCCGGCCGCGGGGCCGGTTCCGCCCGGGATCGCCTGCGGCGCAGGTAAACTAGGGGCACAACTACATAAAGCGAGGCCGCCGGGTGCTGGTAACACCCAAACGGCCTCTGACCACCGACCTGCGTACTCAGGAAGGCGGCTAGGGATGAATCCTAGTCACATGGTAGCCCGTACCCGGAACCGGGACGCTACTCAGCGAGACACGTTCGCGTACCTCCCCCAGGGAGGCGCGCGATGAGCATCCAGCACATGCAGACGGTCTTCGACGCCCAAGACCTCACCGCCCCCCAGAAGGCGGTCCTGCTGGCCTACTGCAACTTCACCGACCCGCACGGGTACTGCTGGCCCGGCGTCGAGCGCATCGCCGACATGACCGGGCTGTCCGTCAGCGGCGTGAAGAAGGTCCGCAAGCAGCTTCTCGACGTGGGCCTCCTCGTGACCGTGAAGCGCGGCAAGTCGGGCGGCGGCCGGACGACCAACGCCTCCCGCATCAACGTGAAGCGGCTGGAGTCGATGCGGCGCCCCGACCGGGTCTACGACGACAACCTGGTGCCCGGACTCGGGTTCGAAGAGGACACCGAGGAGGGGGCAAAGGTCCCCGTGGGGCACACCAATGGTTCCCGTGGGGACCGGCAAAGGTACCTGGGAGGTACCAACGAAGGTACCTCCGGTGACCCCTATCCATCAGTAGATCCGTCAGGTGATCCCTCAGGGGATCCGTCATCCTCTTCGGAGCCCGCCGCTGAGAAGGCGACGAGGAAGAGGAAGACACCAGAACAGATCGTCACCGAACGCACCGGCTGCACCGAGGACGAGGCCGCCGCCGTCGTCGACCTCATCGAAACCCAAGCCGCCGCAGCAGGGACCCGCATCCGCTCCATCACCACCTGGATCACCGGACGCCCCGACCGCGACCTCCAACGCGACCTCGCCGCCGCCCGCCGCCGGACCCGGCCCACCGCCGCCAAGTGCGGTCTGCACGCCACCACACTCCACGGCGGCGGATGCTCCCTGTGCATGGGCGACATCAAAGCCGGCGACGCCGACGTGATCCGCGCCCACCTCGCCCAGGTCGGCGGGGACGCCCGACCCGATCTCGTAACCGCCCTCGGCGCCCCCGCAGAGGCGCCTCGCAGCCTCGCCGACACCGACATGGGCGCCTACTGGCGCAGCATCAACAAACCCCGCAACGGCGGTTACACGCCCTTCGCCAACCCGGCGGACCAGTCCGTGTACGACGAACCCCTCCTACCGCCCGCGCGCGCAGGCGCCTGACAGCACGAAGCCCGGCCCCCGTCGTGGGGGCCGGGCCGGAGGCGGTGCCTACTCGCTCGCCGCTGGCGTCATCCGGTGATCTCCACGATGTAGCGGCCGTGCCCCTCCACGGCCCAGAAGACGTCGCTGGTGTCCTCCTCGTCGATCACCTCGGTCTCGCCCTCCGGCAGCGCCCCCTTCGCGCGGAACCGGTCGATGGCGTCGGTGATCGTGTCGTCTTCGTAGTAGGGGACCTGATCCGCGAACGAATCGCGGCCGTCGGTGATGCCCCAGGTCTGCACGCTCTCGTCCCCGACTTCCTTGCCGTTGGACGCCATGATCTCCACCCGCAGGTAGGGCGGCTGCCTCGCGATGACCACCCAGCGGTTCGGGTGCTTGTAGTAGCTGTCCAGGACGTAGGTGGTGCCATCGTGCTCAACGATCGGGCGCCCCAGGTCGTCGGTCCCCGCTGTCTCGATGGTGTACCCGGCCGCCTCGGCGGCGAGGAGCCACGCGTTCCTCTTGTCCGCCAGGTCGACGTCGTCGATGGTGACGGTGATGTCGGTCAGCATGCTGTTCTCCTTCGCTTTCCTATGGTCAGAGCTGATAGGTGCGGACCTGCTGTGCGAGGTAGCCCTGCACGGCCTGGCGGATGACCTGCGCCCGCGACAGCCCGGTGGACGCCGCGATCGCGTCGACCTGCGCCACCTCGTGGTCGGCCAGGCGCGTCTTCACCTCGGGGCCGATCGCGGGGCGTCCCCGGCCGCGCCGGTAGTCGTCCTCGGTGAGGGCGAAGTGGACGGTGGCGGGGATGTGGTCGGCGTCGCCTTCGGTGTCGCGCTCCCACACCAGGACCCGCCACTCGCCGGTCTCCTGGTTCGCTTCGAGGTCGGCGCGGCGGTTGTCGGCGATCTCGCGGGCGACGTCGGCGGCGGTCGCGTCGGTGATGTGCTCGGTTCCTCGGGCGTCGTCGTTCTCGATGGCCCAGCGCGGGATGTCGCCGGTGTCGGCGTAGTTGGTTTCGATGCGGTAGGTGAAGGTGGCCATCTGGTCTCCCCAGGTCAGGAATTTCCGGTACCGCTTAATCTAGGGGTGGCGACCCCTGCTGTCAATAAGCGGTACCGGAAATTACGCCACCAGTTCCCACAGCGCCCCCCACCCGCCGTGCAGCAACCCCTCCCGGGTCAACACCACCCGCTCCCCAGGCTCGGGCACCGCCACCACCAAACGACCCGAACGCAACACCACAGCCGCATCCGGGGAGGCGTACAGAAGGGCCAGGACTGCGGACGGGTCGTGCAACATCGCGCTCCTCTACTCTTCGAACGACGCGCCCCCTCCCCAGCGCCGCGACACCGCTGCGGCACCAGAGAGACGACACCTCACACGACGGCGGTGTCCGCCGCGTCACTGTCGCTGTCCGCCGTCGCGTCCGCCGGGACGTCGCCCTCGGCGGCCTGTCGCGCGACAGGGGCCAGCTTGCTCTTGAGTCGCTGTCCGGTCTTCGCTGTCGCCCCGATGCGACGCCCGATCTCCGCACCGGACATGTCCGGGTCCTGTCGCAGCCACTCCACGACCTGCCGGTCGCGCTCCGCCATGTCCGACAGCGACACGACAGGCGTCTCCGGCACGACAGGCGACACGTCGCCCCGCGACACCAGCGTGCCCGAGGAGGCGACATCCGCAGGCCGGGGTGCTGTCGCGTCGCCCATGTCGCTGTCGGGGGCGACATCCACCGCCGTGTCCGACGCCACCACCACCGCGACATCGGTGTCGCCCACGGGCGTCGTGTCGCTGTCGCCCCCCGCCCCGGGGTCCGGTGTCGCACCGTCGGCGTCGTGTCGCACGTCGCCGGACGCGACCGCCGGCCGGACGGTGTCGCGTCGCCCGGACACCTCCTCGGCGGACAGGGCGACGCGCTCCTCCGTCAGCGCCCGGGTGATGTCGTAGGCGACATCCAGGTCGTGTCCGTTGTTCAGCATCCACCGGACATGCTCCGGTGTCGCCTCCCGCCAGGTGTCGCCGTACTGCTCGCGCAGCATCGCATAGGCCATCGACCGGCGCCGCTCCATCTCCACCGCGTCCCCGTAGCTGGTGATGTTCCAGCCGAGCATCAGCCGCCACACCCGAAACGCCGACGCGGGACGGGCGATCCAGTGGCCCATCGGCACCCGGTCCGGTGTCCGGCCCGTCTCCACCAGGCCCGCCATAGACCGGATCCAGATCGCCAAGCCCTCACTGATGACGATGACCCCGAGGGGCGGGGCGGCATGCCCGATCAGCGACCCGCCGCCGCCGTGGCGCACGTTCAGGTACAGGGTGAGCAGGGACAACCCGTAAGCCACCCACCGGTAGTAGGGGTGGCGGATGTGCTTCCACTCGGTCCACAGGTCCAGCGCCAGGAACATGACGATGAGCCCGTCGAGGACCAGCGGGAACAGGAACCGCAGGTCACCGCCGTTGAGCGGGATCGGGGTGGACTTCAACCAGGTCGCGGAGGAGTACAGGGTGGCCGCGCTCATGGCGAACGCCACCGACACGAACAGCAGGGCCAGTCCGAGGACGGACGCGATCGCGGCGATGTCGCCTCGGGAGAACGCCCCGTCGCGGGGCGGTCGGTCAGCCCATTTCCGGGTGGTCCTGCGCAGCAGCCACAGGGCGCCGGACAGCAGGACCACGCTCATGGTGAGCGTGAGGACACCGCTGAGCACAGGGCCGCTGGCCCACGCCAGGGCCTGCCGTGCGGCGTCGAGGATGCTGGATGCCATGATGGTGGTGCCTCTCTATGGGGTGGGCCCGCCCGGTGCTTGACGGTTCGGGGCGGGCCCTTCGCTTTGTCGTGTGACGGTGTGACACCGCCGCATGGGGTGGGGGGTTCAGGGGCCCTGAGGGCCGGAAACCGGGGTTGTCGCACCCGACCGTCACGGTGTTACAGCAGGTCAGAGCGTCACAACGGGTGTCACGCGTGTGACACCGTCACAACCGTGACGGCCAGGCGTCACGCCGCCGTCACAGCCGTCGCCGCCTCAACCTCACGCCGATACCAACCCCGCGCCGGGGTTCCATCCGCCAACCGGATCGAATGCGGGGCACCCGCACCGGCGTTGACCATCGCCCGGCGGAGCGCGTCCTCGTCCCCGCCCGTCAGCTCCGCGGCGAGCTGCTCCCGGCCCATCCGGTCCACCCCCGCCGCATCCATCACCCGCAACGCCTCGGCGAGGATGTCGTCGGCCGCAGCCGGCGGGAGGGCGGGGCGGACCTCGGTGACGGTCGCAGTGAACCCCGTATCCCAGTCGGCGGTCACCGACGACGACGTTGCCGCCGCGGTCGACACCCGGGCGGGCGCCTCGACGATCTCGGCGTCCTCCGCGAACAACTCCCGCATCCGGTCGTAGCGGGTCGCGTAGTCCTCCCCGGCGACCTTCGCCGATGCCTCATCCAGGTCCGGGCGCTGACGGGCGATCCGGAGCGCCATCTGTTCCATGTCGTCGGGCAGGATGTTCCACGTCTGGTAGCGGGACGGCAGGTCGCCGTCGACCCCGATCCACCCGGCGCCCTTCGCGATCAGGTGCTCCGGCTTCATCTTCAGCTCGTAGGCCACTTCGAAAACCGAGGCGATTTCCTTCTGCTGGCGGACCTTCATGCAGATGCCCACCCCGGTCTGGGTGGTCATCGCCGCGGGCACCAGATCCCCGGTCCCGCGCAGCACGCTGAGGACGAGGTTCACGGCTTCGTTTCGGGCGATGCGCTGAATCTTCTCCAGGTTCGCGGCGAGCTGACCCACGGCGCCCTTGCCGCCTGCTGCCATCGCCTCGGCGCCCTCGTCGAGCATGATGACGATCTCCGGCAGGTCCGCGCCGATCGGCAGCAGGTTCGTATTGTGGGCCTTCTTCCGCTTGCGGTACGCGCCCTTGCGGTGGAGTGCGATCCGCACTGCGACCTCAGTCATCCGCAGCGCCTCGTCGATCGTGGGCGCCGACCAGTCGACAGGACACCGCTCCACGCGCCCGTCCAGCCACACATCCACCCACGGCTGCGTCATGCCGCCCCCGTTGAGGTCGATGTGCCACACCAGCGCGTCGGAGCACATCCCCACCGTCGCCGTGATCCCATGCAGCAACGTCGTCTTGCCGGCGCCCTTCTTCCCGACGACCAGCCACGACTCCTCCCGCATCGGCCCCTCGGCGATGTCGCCGTTCGGGCGGATCCCGATCGGAACCCCGTCGAGGATGGACCGCTGCTCATCCCACAGCGGGTGCATCTCGTTGAGGTTGTCCAGCATCCGCGTCGGCACCCGCAGGGTCACCACCCGCTGCCCCTCACCCTTCGGCTCGATCGTCTCGATGGTGCACCCGTGCGGCAGGTTCGCGTCCGCGGCCAGCCCGGGGAGCTGGTGGCGGAGCTGGTCGACGGTGGCGCCCGCCTTCGGCAGCACCACCCGCACGTCCTCGCCGAGCCCGTTGCCCCACCGGGTAACCGACTCCACCACGACGCCGCGGAACCCGATTCCGCCGCGTTCCAGGATGCGCTGCTGCCAGTCGGCGTTCTCCCGTGCCGCCGACCCCAGCACCAGGCCGCCCGGCTGGCCCTTGGGGGCCTGGGAGCGGCGCCGCAGCCACGGCCCCAGGGATGCCCCGATTGCCGAGCCGGCGGCGAGGGTGCCCAGCGCGGGGATGCTCCACGGGTCGGAGTGCAGGATCGCCCCCCACTTCCCGTCGAGCATCCCCCACGACATCCAGGCTCCGGCCGCACTCCACCGGGCCAGGTTGGCCGTGACGCGTTCCGGGGTGTCCATGCCGCCGGACAGGAGGCTGGTCAGGGCGCCGATCCCAGCGAAGCCCGCGCCTGCGACCGGGTGCATCTGCGCGGCGTCCATGGCGGCCGTGGTGGCCGCTATGCCGACCCCGGCGGTCACGGCGTTGCCGAGGACGCTGTCGGTGGCCAGGTGCCAGTCGCGGGCGCGGGTACTCATCGTCGGCTCCTTCCGTTCAGGTGCAGCTAAGGGGTCAGATGTTCCACTTGGTCTCGTCGCCGCGGGGGGACTCGCGGCGGGCGATGTCGTCTTCGTGGGCGCGGCGCAGCAGCGGTTCGATCTCCTCGGCGATGGACCGGGTGGCAGCGATCGCCTGGAAGAACTCGCGGAGCTTCTCCACTACTGCGGGGTTCAGAGGGAAGCGGGCGCCGTCGAGGCGGTCGGCGTAGGCCTTCACGGACATGGCGACCTGCATGGGCACGTCGGTCCACTGCCGGGACTCCGCGACGACCTGCCAGGCGTCGACGGGTTCATAGCGGGACATGGAACTGGCCATGTCGTGGGCGATCTGAGCGGCGGGCAGTCCGGCCATGGTGGTTCCTCCTGTGGTGGGTGCGGCCGTAGCCGCGGTGGTGGTCTGCTTCTGGGCGTTCGGGGTGTGCCCGGCGGGCTGGGCGGCGGCGGGCTGGCCGGCCGCGCCCGCGGGGCCCGGGGACGCGTCGGTGGCCTGGTCCTGCGCTGCCTGTGCGGCCTGCTCCTGGGCGGCAGCCTCAGCGTCCGCCTTCGCGGACCGCACCGTGCGGGGGCCGAACAGGGCGGAGAATCCGGCGAAGATTGCGGCGAGGGCGCCGACGAGGCCGGAGATGACCCGGCCCCCGCCCGACTGGCGCACAGCGTGGCGGGCCGCACGGGACCGGGCGCGGAACCCGCGCTCACCCCGCGCCGCACGCCACGCGGTGGACGCTTTGCGGCCGGTGCGGTCATCCGCCCAGTCGCGCGCGGACTTCGCGGCCCGCTTGACCCGGCCCTCGGGGCGGGTGGTGGGGCCGGCAGCGCCGCCCCACCGGTTCTTGGGCATGGACCCTCCAGCAGGTCGCGGAGAGGGCGCGGGACCGGAGCCGGGGCGGTCGGCCCGCGTCGAGCGCTTCGAGGACGACGGGTCCTGGCCGCCGCGGGGAGTGGTGGCGCGGGGCTTAGTGCTCGACGTACCGCCGGGCCCGGGCCGGTTGCCCCCGCCCGCCGGCCGCGACCCGCCCAGGCGCGGCGCGGGGCGCGGGTTCACCGCACGACCCCCGCCGCCGGGGCGGGGCGAGGTGCCGCGCTGACCGCCACCAGAACCGCGGGCGCCCGGCCGCGACGACACGGAACCCCCGCCACCCGACCGACGCAGAGCCGGAGCCGCTGACGGCGACCGCCCCGCCGCCCCGCCGCTCCGGGTGCCAGACGAACCACCGACCCCGCCCATGCGGGACCCGGCCGCAGCACGCCGGGGCGAACCCGACTGCGACCGGCCCTGGCGGCCAGAACCGTCACGACCGCCACGACCGCGGCGGCGGGTCTTGTACGCCACGTACCCGGCGCCGGCCACCCCCGCGGCGACCGGTGCGGCCAGCCACCCGATCGGGCCGACGACGGACGCGACGGCGGCGGACCCGAGCACAGCGGCTCCGACCCCGCCGACGGCGACCTGGCCGGCCGGAAATGCGCCCGGCTCCTCCTTGTCCTTGGTGGTCTTGGTGTCGTCCGCCTTCGGTGGCTCGGGGACGACCACCGGGGCGGGAGCCGCGGGGGCCGGGGTGTCGGTGGGCTCAGTCATCCCAACCCTCCAGGTATCGGTCGGTTTCGTCTTCGTCCGGGCCGTGGATCTCGCGCTCCAGATCACCAACCAGTCCAGCGAGGTGAACCCCGTAGCACAGGGCGATGAACCCAGCCACAGCGCCGACGCCGTGCACGATGAACCAGTACTCGTCCTGGTAGCGCCATGCGGTGATCGCGGCGGTGACGATGTAGATGGACAGCACGACGCGCATGGGGGGCCCCTCGTCAGCGGTTAGCATCATGGGGAGTCTCCTTCCGTGCGCGTCTGTGCGTGTGGTGATCAGGGGGATTCGGCGGCCCGCCCGGTCGTGCAGACATCGGGGCGGGCCGCGCTGCGTTCAGCGGTTGATGATGGTCGCGCCGTCGCCGACGACGCACCCGGTGATGGTGTTGGTGCCGCCGTAGTTGACGATGCCGCCGTTGATCTTCTTCTGAGTGACGTCGCCCTTGACCTGGTCGGCCTGCACCGCAGCACCGTTCACGTCCTTGGCTTCGTTCTTCTTGTCCTTCGCCATGTCGTCCTCCTAGACGTCGAATGCGAAACTGATGATGAATCCGATCCCGGCGCCGATCAGGGCGACGATCAGGTTCCCGGTGAGCACCCATCCCGCGATCGCGAGGATCACGACGACTGCCAACGTCAGCACGAGGTTGATCTCGGTTTCCAGCACGAGTCAGCCGCGCCAGTACGTCGCGGGCGGGGTCGTGTACAGGCGGCGGGCGGCCTCCAGATCGAAGTCGCGCACCCGGATGCGCCCCGCCTGGTGCAGCAACTCGATCCACACCGCCTCCAGCGAGGCGACCGGCTGGTCGGCGGCGGCCAACCCGGAGTGGGCGTGGTCGAGCGTCCGTTCAGCGAGGGCCTGCACCTGATCGGGCGTGTACCAGTCGGCACCCCGGGTTTCCACGGGGGCAGCCGACACGGTCCCGGAGGCGGTGACGTCATGCACCCACCAGTAGTGGCCAGCGGGCGACGCAGGCATGTTGGAACACAGGTTGTCGAGGCGGCCCTCCCACACCTGCTGATGACCGGTGACGGTGAGGCCGACTTCCTCGCGGACCTCGGCGACGAGCGCGTCGAGGACGCTGGAGTGGACGTCGCGGGCGTGGCCGGCGACGGGGGCGATGCCGATGGGGTGCCAGCCGCGGGTGACCATGAGCATGCGGCCGGCCTCGTCGGTGATGATGGCGCCGACGGACGTGCCGCAGCACTGCTTGGTCTTCTTGGTGGTGGTGGTCATGACGTCTCCTCGCGTGCGTTGAGCTGGGGGGTGATGTCCATGCGCCGCCCGTACCGGGACGCGGCGACCGCGGCGGCAAACAGGACCAGGGACACCACGGCGATGGCGGCGCCGAACGCGAACGTCGGGGCGACGATCAGCAGGGCGGCCAGTACGAGCCAGACCCGGTGCCAGTCCTGGTCGAGGACGTAGGCCCCGGACGCTAGGGCGGTGCCGAACCGGTAGAACTCCGCCTGCCGCATCGCGGACGCGAGCCCGTCGAGCGTGGTGCGGCGGTCCGCCCAGTAGTGGGTGATGGCGTTCAGCGTCAGGGCCGCAGCGACCGCGCCCCGGCTGCCCACGCTCTCCCCAACGGTTCCGAGGAGGAGGTCGGCGCCGGCGAGGAGCCCGGCCTGGGTGACGGTGAGGGTCGCAACGTGGCGGACACACGCCGCCCTCCCCACGCCGCCGGGCTTGCCCTTGGTGACGGCTTGGTGGGTGGTCTGCAGCCCGTGGTCGCCCCACCGGTGCCCCAGACTGAGGAGCATGTACACGCCGCCCGCAGCGGCCAGGGTGCTCATCGCTTGCCATCCTCAGAAACCGATCCGTCCAGGACCGCGCCGAGAAACGCATGCACCTCATCGAACGCGGAAACCCCGCTGTCGGTACGCACGAACCCCGACACGAACCGGAAGTCGTCACCCTCGTAAACGAACTCCGCCGTCATCGACACACCCCGGTCGGCCGTCGCCCCCATCGACACCGTCGGCGCGTCCATGTCGCCCGTGGCGGTGCTGTGCTGCACCTCCAGGCCCGGGATGCCCGTCGATCCGGGGTGGACCGCAGTCAGGTGGCCCGCCCCGTACACCCGGCGGTCCCCGGACTTCCAGTCCGTGGTGACCAGCGGCTTGGTGTTGGCGGTGGGGTCGTTCACGTCCGGGCCCGGCCACGCGAACACGCTGTGGCACGCCGGGCGCCACACGGGCGACACGTCGACCGGCCGGGCTCCGAATTGCTCGGCGCACTCCCGGCACATCTGCTCGATGTCGGCGTTCAGCACGCGCGGCGTCGCACCACCGCACCCGTCGCACAGGAAACCGTAGAGGTCCTGCCGCCAGGTGCGGAGCACGTCGGGTTCGAGCTGGGTCCACGAATCGAGCTTCAGGTGGCTCATGGCCTTGGACCGCTTGGCGGCGTAGGCGCGGTACTCGTAGAAAGCGCCGCCCTGGTGCAGGGCAATCATGGTGCTGGCCCACGCCCGCTGATACCGCCGCTGATAGGGGTCGGGGGCATGGTCGGCGAGGTTGTTCAGGCCAGGGTCGGGTCCGAGGACCCGGTCGAGGTCGGCGACGAACGCCGTCTCCGTGAAGATCATGCTGCTCTCCTGCGTGGCGTAGGGGGTGAACCGTTCGGTCCCCGCGCCCGCCCGAGGACGGCGGGCAGGCACAGGCACCACACGGGTCAGGCGCGCGGGAGACCCGCCTCGGCGCGCTGCCGGGCGGTCATCTCCTGCCAGCGGGCGTCACGCCACCCACCCGGCGCCAGGCAGGCCACCACGGCAAGGGCGACGGTGAGGGCGAACCATTCGGAGGGGGCGAAGAACGAGGAGGCGGACGCGAAGAAGTCCATGGCGGGGGAGAGCGCGTCGGCGTCGACCACAGGGGCCACGTCAGGTACGGTCATCACAGCTCAACTCCTGTACTGGCAGGCGGTTGGGTCAGCCCTCGGTTCGGCGCGCGAACGCCGGCCGGGGGCGTTTTCAGTTGCGGCTCTTCAACTCGGCGAGTTGCAGGTGGGCGCGCGCGGCGGTCAGCATGTTCGTGACGGCCGCCGACCCCCAGTCGTGGCGAGATTGGTGGACCACCAGCCAGACGTCGTCCAGCAGGCGCGCCGCCTCGATCCGGTGCTCCTCGGCCGTGGCTGTCTCAGACACGTGAACGTTGTGCCAGTTCGCCACAACCCCACCTCACCTGCGGTTACGCCGATTACTACAACGTGTAACGATTGCCTTTAGCTCACCCTGAGGTTGCGCTGGATGCTACTCTAGCAGATGTGAGCGGAAAATTCCGAGGAGTCATCTATCTCCGGCAGAGCCTCGACCGCGAGGGCAGCGGACTCGCCATCGCCCGCCAGGAACCCCCCTGCCGCATGCTCTGCGAAACCCGCGGCATCACCATCATCGACGTCCTCCGCGAGAACGACACCTCCGCCTCAGGCAAGAAGCCGCGCCCCCTCTACCAGCGCCTCCTCCAGATGATCGAGGACGGCCAGGTCGACTACGTCGTCGCCTACCGTATGGACCGCCTCACCCGCTCGCTGTCCGAGCTGGAGCACCTCATCAGCCTGTCTGAGCGCACCGGCGTCCGGGTCGCCACCGCCGCAGGTGACGTTGACCTCTCCACCGACGCCGGCCGCCTCGTCGGCCGCATCCTCGCGTCCGTCGCCCGCGGCGAGATCGAGACGAAATCACGCCGACACCGCGACGCCAATGCCCAGGCCGCCCAGGAGGGTCGCCGCGTCGGCGGCCGCCGCCCGTTCGGCTACGAGCAGGACGGCATGACCATCCGCCCCGCCGAAGCAAAGGCGATCCGCCAGGGCTACGCCGACTACCTTGCCGGCGTGAGCCTCGCCGAGATCGCCCGCCAGTGGAATGCGGCCGGCCACTGGGCTCAGACCCGGCAGTGGGAGGCGTATGGTGTCCGCCAGGTTCTGAAAAACCCCCGCTACGCCGGACTGCGAGCATTGCGCGGGGAGATCGTGGGGCCCGCGCAATGGCCCGCTCTCGTCGAGGAAGAGACCTGGCGCGCGGTGCGCGCCGTCTTCGACGGCCGTCAGCGCCGCACCGCGCGCCCCCGTTCCGTACTCACCCGCGTAGGACGGTGCGGATACCCCTACCGGACGTGGTCGCAGTTCCTTGAGGCGGAGGGCGCCGACGCCTGCGGGGCGACGATCCACTCCGGCGGGGCGACCCGCGGGTACCGCATGTACCGCTGCAGCGGCGCCTACGGGCACATCGCCAGGTCGGCCGTGCCGGTAGAGGAGTACGTGTTCGAGGTCGCCATCGGGCGGCTGAGCGCCCCGGATGCCCGGGATCTTCTCGTGGACGATGACCGGCCCGACGCGTCCGCGCTACGCGCTGAGGCGATGTCGCTTCGCACGCGACTGACCGAAATCGCAGGGCTGTTCGCGGACGGCACGCTCACGGCCACGCAGCTCCAGGAGGGGACGACCCGCATACGGGCGCGCCTGGAGGAGGTCGAGGCGACGATGGCCGACGCGGGCCGGGTGTCAGCGATCGAACCTCTTCTTCGAGGGGAGGATGTGCGGGCGGCGTGGGAGGCGTACCCCGATGCCCGGAAGAGCCTCGCGATCGACGCGCTCATGGAGGTGTGGGTGTTTCCTCCGGGGCGCGGCACGAGGACGTTCCGTCCGGAGACGGTGGGCATCCGGTGGAAGGGCGCCGGCGCCTGAGCACGAAGAAGCCCCCGTCGGGGCGGCGGGGGCTGGTTCGCTGGTCGGTCCCCTCCAGGTCGGCCAGTTTGCTATTTCCGTTTTCTGAGGCGATCCGCCAGTGCGTACCCCGGAGGGATTGCGTCGGGCAGGGTGCGCAGGTGGCGGAGGTGGTGCAGGTATCTCATGGGGTCCTGTGTGAACTCCTTGTAGGGGATGGTGATTCCTACGGGGACCCCGAACGACTGCATCCACTCACAGGTTTCGTCCGGCAGCATGGCCTCTATGCCGTCGTCGATCGCCTCTTCCGTCGTGCAGTCGGGGTGCATGGCGACGATCGCATGTCCGTCTCGGACGCAGCGGGCGACCTTGGAGATGTCGGGCTGCGCGAGCGGGAGGATGTCGATCGCTACCGGTAGGGCGACCGGGTCGAGTACGGCCAGTCGCGAGCGGATGATGGTCATATGGCCCCCTGCAAATTGGGTTTCGCAGGCGCCTGTGGCCCCGGGGGAATTTGGGGATCAATGTCACTTTAGGAGCATGGACCCGAACTGTCCATATGGTCCGCCAAAAAAGATCACGGCTCTCACCTGGGATAACCCAGTGTGATCATGCATGGGCATGGGTGAATGGCGCCGATTTCTCGGCGCTTTTGACGCTTTATGGGCGATATGGGTTTACCGGCGGTGTGGCCTAATCCGGACTTGCCGCGCGCACGACGCCGGCCAGCTTGCGGAGCTCGCGGATGACGGTTTCGAGCGGGGTGTCCTTGGCGAACCGGTACTGGGCTCCGGTCTCGTCGGCGACCGTCAAGCCGTAGATGCGGGTGCCGGGCTTCCTGCCGGGGACGTACACGAGGGTCTCGTCGTCGTGAAGAGTGGGGTGCTCCACGCGGGTCAGAGTCACGTCGGGGTCGGGAGTGGTCGTGGCGGGCTCCACTGGCCGATCGGGCTCGGGTAGGGGTTCGAGTCCGTCGGCGACGCGGGCGATCGACCCGGGTAGCCACCGCAGTGCGCGTTCGATGCGGGATACCCGTAGCTCGCTGATGGCGTCGGGGGTGCCTTGGACGCGGAGGCGTCGCAGTGTCTCCGGTCCCAGTCGCCGATCCCCGTCGCCTGCGGCGATGAGGATGTCCGTCCACTGAAGACCGAGTTCGAGTCGGCGCTGGTTCATGGCGCGCTCGAGTGGGGTTCGGTCGGTGCTCATGAGGGCTAATCTATTCCAACTTCTTCTAAGTTAGTACCCCCTAACGTACCTCATGTCGCCACCACGGGGTCACTGTGGCCTCACTGTGAGCACTGACGAGCACTTAGCTAGGAGAGTTGGGGCGGAAATATCTGACTCATACTTCTCAAAGCTGCTCGCGAGTGCTAATTTTTTCTCATGAGGCAGCCACGATTCAACCGGCAACTCGCCAAGGCCCGCCGTGTCGAGCTGGGCCTCGACGTCGAAGAGGTCGCCGAGAAGGTCGGCCGCTCCATCAAGAGCATTTACGCCTACGAGGGGGAGCGCGCGGTCAGCCCGCCCCCCTCCGTCCGGCGCAAGCTCGAACGTCTCTACGGCCTCGACCGCGGAGCTCTCCTCACTGAGACCGAATCCACTGAGAGTGCGGCATGAGCGCCGCCGAGGGGCTCTCGCTTCCGGGGCGTGACGCCTCCGTCGAGGAGTGGGTGGCCTACCACATCGCGTGCGCGCCGCCTCTGACCCGCGAGATCGCGGACCGGCTCAGCGTCATCCTCGCGCCGTCGGCGCGGGAGTACTCGGACGCCGACTCGACCGCCGCCTGACATGAGCGCGCCCCACCGGATTCAGGGTCCGGCAGGGCGCAGGCCCCAACCAGTGATCCAGTGAAGGAGTCAGGGCCATGACAATCATGACCGATCGACCGACCACCACGAAACCCCGCACCCACACCGTCCCCCGCCTGCTCGTCGCCGCCGCGTCCGTGACCGACGCCGCCGGCGTGACCGACGAGGCCCGCGTCACCGTCGAGCACACCAACGTCCGCCCCGTCGTCGCGATCTCGGTGCGCCACACCGTTGCGAACAAGATGCAGGTCGCGGACCGGATCGCGGCTGCGGTCGTCCCGGGCGGCCGGACCACCGTCATCCGCTACGACTCGGGTCTGGTCGTCGCGTGGTTCCGCCACGAGGCCGATGGGGTGATGTTCGACGTCACCGCGACGCTGGACGAGGGCGGTGACGTCGAATGACCGCCCCCGCTTTCCCCGGTTTCGCTTACGGGGTGCCGATGCCTGCGGGTGCCGACGTCGAGGCCGCTGAGGGTCTGCCGTCGTTCATGACGGTTGGTCGGGATGCCGATGGCCCGTGGTCGTACTGCACGATCCACCAGTTGGCGCACCACGGGTGGACGGATGTGCACGCGGAGGTGCGGGCGGCGTGGGATCACGTGACTGCCCGGCACGGACGGGACGGTGCCCGGTGAGTGACTCGACCCTGTTGGCCGCCGCGGTCGCGGCGCTGCTGACCTCGCCGCCTGCTCTGGCGTGGGCTTTGACCCGCGCCCACTACCTCGGCCGCACCGAGGACCTGCGGGCCCAGCTCGACGCCCGGGTCCGGGATCTGCGCACCGCGGACGCCGTCATCAAGGCCGCTGAGGACTCCGGGTTCATCCGGTCCGACCACTCGCGAGGAAGGCACGCCCGATGAGCGAGTTCATGGACGGGTCCAGCTTTGTGGATCACGAGACCTACTTGTCCGACCTGCTGGACCGGGTTTCCGAGGAGTACCGGGAGTGGGTGGCCGGGGACGGCCACGCAGCCTCGGTCCGCGCCCTGCTGGTCGAGATCGCCGCGACCGCCCGGTGCGCGCGCCGCCGGTTCGACGCCGACGAGGAGTCGGTGGACCGGATGGCCGCCGAGGTGGTCGAGCTGACCCCGGCCGGGGCCATCGCGGAGATCGATGCCCTGCCCGAGACGGGAGACTCCCGATGACGAAGTTCGTCTTCTGCGATACGGAAACCACGGGCCTGAACCCGGACCTGCACGACGTGTGGGAGATCGCCGCGGTCGTCCGCGAGCACGGCACTGACCGCGAGTACTCGTGGATGGTCCGCCCCGACCTCACCCACGCCGACCCCAAGGCGTTGGAGATCGGCGGGTTCTACGAGCGCTTCGAGACCCCGTGTGACGAGGTCGGCACCACGATGGTGACGAGTCATTTCGACCCGGAGATGGTGGGCGAGACGCCGCCCGCCACCTACGTCGCGGCGGACCTTGCGGAGTTCCTCGCCGGCGCCATCGTGGTCGGCTCCAACCCGGCGTTCGACCAGGCGTTCTTGTCCCGTTGGCTGCGCCGCCACGGGCAGGCGTGGTGCGCGCACTACCGGACCGTGGACGTGGTCACGCTCGGCGCCGGGCGCGCCATGGCGCACGAGGGCGATTACGACCCCCACGCCATCGAAATGCCGCCGAGCTCTCGCCTCGTCGCCGAGCGCTGGGGAGTCGACCTGCGCCGGTACCCCACCCACACCGCACTCGGCGACGCCCGATGGGTCCGCGACCTCTATGACGCGGTCACGACCGGCGTCTACCCGTCCTACCCGCTGGTCTCTGGCGGCGACGTGGAGGTGCCGTTCTGATGACCGTCACCGAGGAGCGGCCCGTCACCATCACCGGGCCCGGCGTCTACGACCAGGTCCCCGAACGCGTCTACCACGCCGACCCCATCCCCGGCGGGTCCCTGTCGTCCTCCGGCGCCCGCAAGCTGCTCGCCCCGTCCTGCCCCGCCCTGTTCAAGCACGAGCAGGACCACAAACAGCCCCACAAGAAGGCGTTCGACCTCGGCCGCGCCGCCCACGAGGAAGTCCTCGGCGTCGGCTCCGGCATCGAGGTCGTCGACGCCCCCGACTGGCGCACCAAGGACGCCCGCGAAGCCCGCGATGCCGCCTACGCCGCCGGCAAGACCCCGCTACTGCCCGGCGAGTACCAGCAGGTACGGGAGATGGCCGATGCCATCCGACGCCACCCGATCGCCTCCCAGGTGTTCAAGCCCGGAACCGGGCGCGCCGAGCAGTCCCTGTTCTGGAAGGACCCCGACACCAAGGTCATCTGCCGGGCGCGGCTCGACTGGATTCCCGAGCACGCCTTCACCGCGGGCAAGGACCGCAAGCGGCTGATCGTCGCCGACCTCAAGTCGGCCCGGTCGGTGGCCCCGCGGGACTTGCAGAAGGCCGTCCACGAGCACGGGCTACACCAGCAGGACGACTTCTACCGCCGCGGGTGCCATGCGCTGGGGATCGGCGACGCGGACACCTCGTTCGTGTTCGTGTTCGTCGCGAAGGTGCCGCCCTACCTGATCCAGGTCGTGGAGCTCGACTACGAGGCGCGCCGTATCGGCCGGGACCGCAACAACCGGGCCCTGGAGATCTACGCCGACTGCAAGAGGACGGGCGTGTGGCCCTCCTACTCGGACGGCATCGAGGTTCTTTCGCTTCCCGCCTACGCGGAGCGCCAGCACGACGAGGAGTTCATCTGATGACGATTGCGACCCCCGACGAGCCGCGCACCGAGCTCGCCACCGCCCAGGACGAGGCGCAGGAGGACGCGCTGGTGCGGTGGGCCTTCGCCGCCGACCGCGCCTACCAGATCGCCACCAAGCTCGCCGCGACGAACTTCGTCCCCGCCTCCATGAGGGGCAAGCCCGGCGACATCACTGCGGCGATCCTCGCCGGCGACGAGCTCGGCCTCCCTCCGATGGCGGCGCTGCGCAGCATCGACATCATCCAGGGAACCCCCGGATTGAAGGCGCACGCGATGCGGGGCCTGGTGCAGGGCCGCGGGCACGAGGTGCAGCTCGTGGAGTCCGACGACGAGCACTGCGTGATGCGGGGCCGCCGCCGTGGCGAGCAGGAGTGGCAGGAGGTGACCTGGACTCTGGAGCGCGCCCAGCGCCTCGGGGTGGTCGACCGCAATCCGCAGTGGAAGAAGCAGCCGAAGACCATGCTGGTCAATCGGGCCACGGGTGAGATCTGCCGGTTGATCGCGTCCGACGTGCTGCACGCTATGCCGCACACCAGCGAGGAGCTGGACGGTTCGGGCGCTCCGGACGGGAGCGCTCAGGTGCCGCGGGTGACGGTGCGCGAGCTGGTGCCGGACGCCCCGGCTGCGGAGGACCCGTGGCATGTGGACCGCGACGCCGCGGCCCCGCCGCAGGACGCCGAGGACGCCGACTGGCCGGCCGCCGCCCCGGGTGGTGCGGAGTGAGCGCCCGCGGGTTCGCTGACAGGCCGTGGTCGCTGGCCCTGCAGGAGACGGCGCTCGCCCTGCTGATCTGCCCCGGAGACGAGATCCCCGCCCGCACCAGGGTGCTCCCGCCGGAGCCCACCGAGGAGGAGTGGTTGGCGTTGGAGGCGCGGTTCGCCCGGGTCCTCGACCAACTGCAGCGGCGACGCATCAACAACCCGGAGGGCACGTCGTGATCACCGTTTCGGATTTCTTCTGCGGGGCCGGCGGGTCCTCCACGGGCGCCGTCCAGGTTCCCGGCGTGTCGGTCGCGATGGCCGCCAACCACTGGCAATTGGCGGTCGACACCCACAACACCAACCACCCGAACACCAGGCACGACATCGCCGACCTCTCCCAGGTCGACCCGCGCCGCTACCCGCGAACCGACATCGCGTGGCTGTCGCCGTCCTGCACGAACCACTCCATCGCCAACGGCAAGAAGCGCCACGTCGACGCCACTCCCGATTTGTTCGGGGAGGTGCTGCCCGACGAGGCCGCCGACCGCTCCCGCGCCACCATGTGGGACGTCATCAGGTTCGCCGAGCACCACCGCTACCGGGCGATCGTCGTGGAGAACGTCGTCGACGCCAAGGAGTGGGTGCTGTGGCCGGCGTGGTCGGCGGCGCTGACCGCGCTGGGCTACGACTTCCGGGTCGTATCGCTGAACAGCATGCACGCCCAGGCGCTCGGGCCCGGGGCTCCGCAGTCGCGGGACCGCCTGTACGTGGTGGCGTGGCGGCGGGGCGAGCGGGCCCCGGACCTGGACAAGTGGACCCGCCCCATGGCGGACTGCTCGGTCCACGGGCGGGTGCGGGCGATCCAGGGGTGGAAGAACCCGTCGCGCACGGTCGGCAAGTACCGCAGCCAGTACCTGTGGCGGTGTCCGCGCGCCGAGTGCCGCCACGAGGTGGTCGAACCCTCGGTGCGGCCGGCGGCTGACGCGATCGACTGGTCGCTGCCCGCGGTGCGGATCGGGGAGCGGGCCAAGCCGCTGGCGGAGAAGACGATGAGGCGCATCCGCGACGGCTTCCGCGCCTACGCGCGCGCCTTGCTCGTCCCCGCGGGCGGCACCTGGAACGACACCGCCTACCCCGTCACCGACCCCATGCGCACGCGCACCACCCGCGAAACCGAGGGCGTGGCGGTGCCGCCGCTGATGGTCCCGGTGGAGGGCAGGGAGGGCAAGCGCGCCCGGACCGCTGCCGAGCCGCTGCGGACCTGCACCGCCCGCAACGAAACCGGCGTGGCCATCCCGCCCTACGTCGTCGAACTGCGCGGCGGCGGTTCCACCCACCGGCCCGTCACCGACCCCCTCGCCACCGTGTGCGCGTCCGGGAACCACCACGGGCTCACCGTCCCCAACCTCATCGCCCCCTACTACGGGTCGAGCGCGCTGCGACCGGCCGGTGAGCCGATCCCGACTGTCACGACCGTCGACCGGCATGCCCTGCTGGAGGGCGGGCGCGTGTCGTCGGTGGAGGACCTGGGGTTCCGGATGCTGTCGCCGGATGAGTACCGGGCGGCCATGGAGTTCCCGTCCGGCTACGTCCTGCTCGGCAACAAGCGGGAGAAGGTGCGCCTCGCGGGGAACGCGGTGACCCCGCCGGCCGCCCGCGACCTGGTGGCGTCTCTGGTGGAGGCGTTGACCGGGGACCCAATCGATCTCGCCGCCTGACCCCCCTGGGGCGCGCCCTGTCAGGGGCCGGGGCGCGCCCCCCTCTCACCTCCCAAGGAGGACCACATGGAAACCCACGTCATCGGCCTAGACCTGTCGATGTGCTCTACCGGAATCGCCTACGCGGATGGAAGCACCCGCACCGTCCGACCGAAGCGCGCCGGCGACGCCCGGCTGACCGAGATCCGCAGTCACGTCGCGGAGGCGATCACGATGTGCGACCTGGCCGTGATCGAGGACCTGCCGACCCACGCCAAGTCCGCCGGGATCACCGGCATGGTCCACGGCGTGGTGCGCGCACTGCTCACCGAGAACCTCGTCCCCTACGCCCTGATTCCCCCCGCCACGTTGAAGGCGTTCGCGACCGGCAAGGGTTCCGGCGACAAAACCCCGATGGCGATCGCCGCTCTCAAGCGGGCCGGTGTCGAGTTCGAGGGCGACAAGGGCGGCGACCAGTGCGACGCCTGGTGGCTGCGCGCCGCCGGGTTGCAGCACCTCGGGCACCCGGTGGTGGACCTGCCCGCCGCCCAGATCGCCCGCCTCGACAAGGTCACGTGGCCGGAAGCGGCGGTGGCGTGATGAGTGCGATTCCGCATGGCACCAGATCCGGATATAAGTACCACCTCTGCCGGTGCGCCGACTGCTGCCAGGCCCACCGCGACTACGACAACCACAGGGCCCGACAGCAGGCCTACGGGCGGTGGCACCCATGGGGAGATGCCGACGCGGTCCGAGAGCACATCCGGCGCCTGCGGTCCCGAGGGTGGACTCAGACAGGCATCGCGCGAGCGGCGAACGTCAGCGAGGACATCCTGCGCCGACTGGCGTCCAATCCCGACCGACGGGTGAAGGCAGACGTAGCCGCCCGGCTCCTCGCCACTGGCAACGGCATGCCGCCAGGGAATCTGGCTGCCGACGGATCGACGCGTCGACTGCGCGCACTGGCCGCCCTGGGGCATGGGCTGAGCGGAGTAGCTGAAGCCTCCGGGGTTGCTGCCACAGCGCTGTCTGCGATTCGCGACGGACGGCGGCGATGGGTGCGGGCGGGCACGGCGGTGCGCATCCGGCGTGCCTACGACCAGCTGTCGCTGACGGTCCCCACTTCCGGTGGGCCGGTACGCAAAGCGGCCGAACGCCTCGGTTGGTTGCCGCCGCTGGCGTGGGATGACGACCTGATCGACCTGCCCGACGAACTCCTCGATGCCGAGCTGCGGCGCCGCGCGTCGCTGATGTCGGATGCCGAGGTGGGCCGGTGTCCCTGGGTTCACAGGAAAGGTGACCGGTCGCCGCTGATCGTGGCGGGCGCGCAGGAGTACCAGCGCCGCCGCAAGGCCAAGGAGATGGCCCGTCGGGGGGTGGCGGCGTGACGCGCATGATCCGCGCTGATGACCAGCGGGAGGCCCTGCGGGTCGCAGGCGGCGCATGGGCGTGGCAGGACGAAGCGGCCTGCGCGGGCGACGACCTGCTGCTGTTCTTCGGGCCGGACGGCGAACGCCAGCCGGAGCGCGAGAAGCGCGAGGCCCTGGCCAAGGAGGTCTGCTCCTGGTGCCCCGTCCGCACCATCTGCCTGGACTCGGCGATAGAGGCCAACGACCGGTACGGCATCCGCGGTGGCCTGAACGAGGACGAGCGGGTGTCGGAGCGGCGCCGGCGCACCCGCCGCGACCGGCCGAAGCCCGCAACCAAGAAGGCGCCGGCCAGGAAGCGGAGGCGCGTCCCGCAGCCGCCGATCGTCTGCGCCCACTGCGGCCAGGAGGGGTCGCGGGGCGGACGCGGCCCGGATGAGGGGGTGCTGATCTCGGCCTGCTACGCGCGGTGGCGGAACGCGGGCTACCCGGAGCAGGTTCCGGAGCCGGTGGGCCGCGGGTACCGGGTTCCGGCCGCGTGAGTGCGCCCCGCCGGGGGCTGTCCGGCGGGGCGCACCCCCCACATCACCACGAAGAAGGAGCACCGTGCAGAACGAGATCCAGAGAGCCGAGCACCCGTCGCCGTTCGACGCGATCCGACGGGTCGCCGCGGACGGCCGGGAGTACTGGTCGGCGCGCGAGTTGATGGTCCACTTCGGTTACGCCCGGTGGGAGCACGTGCGGGACGGCATCGCCCGAGCGAGAGCGGCCATCTCGAACACGATCGGAGAAACCGCAGCTCAGGATCATATTGACCCCGGGGTGCATGAGATCCGGGCGGGCAAGGGGGCGACGCGAGACGTCGAGGACTTCCACCTGTCCCGCTACGGCGCGTACATGTGGGCGATGAACGGCGACCCGCGGAAGCCGGAGATCGCCAACGCCCAGACCTACTTCGCCGTGAAGACCCGCGAAGCCGAGCTGGAGCCCGCGAAGGGCGGCGACGATCTCGACCTGCTCCAGGGGATGCTCGACCGGCTCCGTGAGAACCGGCAGCGCATCGTCGCGGTCGAGGGCCGCCAGGACGTGGTGGATGCCCGCCTGGACGCGATCGAGGGGCGGCACGACTGGTTCGCCGCGCTCGGCTACGCAAAGCTCCACGGATTCCCTGCGGATCGCGCGTACCTCTCCAAGGTCGGCGCGAAGGCGACGCGGCTCCTGAAGAGGCGGGGCGAGGAGCCGGCCAAACGCCAGGACGCCACGTTCGGAAGCCTCAACCTCTACCCGGCCGACGTGCTCGCTGAGGCGTTCGCCGCGACCGCCCCCTGACCCCACTATCTCCCGCCCGGGGTGCGCGATGCCCCGGGCGGGCCACCAAGGAGGCCCCGTTGATCCCAGCGCACGCGAAGACGCCCGGCCGCGACGCGGTACGGGCTACGGGTGGGCGCGGGTCAGGGGCGCGCCGGCAGCTTCGCCTTGGGGCGGCGCAGGTACCACGCGATGAATTCCTTGATGAGGGTTCCTCGGTCGGTCTTCTGTTCGGCGGCGACCTTGCCGAGTTCGGTCCAGTCGTCGTCGGACACGCGGACGGACCGGTGCTGGGTTTTCGGGGCGTCAGGCATGCACTAACCGTAGGCGGTGTACGTACGGAGTTCAACCCCGAAAGGGCTTGTGGTGTACGTACACCTGGGCTACGGTGGTGTACGTACACCAGAGGACATCGGAACAACCCCGAGGAGCACCCCGTGACGGTCTTCCAGCTCACCATTCGCGTCGAGGCCGACGACGACCTCACCGCCGACGACATCCGCGACGCCCTCTACGACGCCTGCGAGAACGTCCCGTTCGCGATCGAGGTCACCGAGCTCGTCGGCCCCGACGCCTGACCCCCCGAGGAGCCCGCCATGGACCGCGACTACGAGCCCGACGACACCGACTGTGTCGACGCTGACGGCGACATCTGGCCCGAGCACGACTTCCCGCCCGAGGACGACGGCAGCGAATGCCGCCGCTGCGGAGCCGAAGCCGACGACTAGCCCGAACCCAACCCCCGAAGGAGACCCACATGTCCGACGCCGACGACCGCGAACTCCGCCGCCGCCTCTACCAGGACCGCATCGCCCGCGCCGAGAAAGCCGTCGCCGACGCCGCCGAGGACGTCCGCAGCCTCGCCGCCTCCACCGAACTGACCCGCTCCTCCGGCCCCGTCAACCTCGCGTCCCGCACCGCCCGCCTCGCCGCAGCGGTCGCCACCCGCGACGCCCTGCTCGACGCCGCCCCCCTCATCGACTAGCCCGCCCGGACCCGGTCGGCGCCCCGGTGCAAGACCGGGGCGGGCACGACACCCACCCGCACAAGGAGAAACCCGATGACCGAACCCACCACCGAACAGATCCTCGCCGACCGCCCCCGCACCGTGTTCGACCGCCGTATCGAGGACGCCGACGGCGACGGGGGCCGAGTCACCGTCAGCGTCAACCGCTACGGCGCCTCCCTCTTCGTCCGCGAGGACGACCAGGAGACCTGCGGCGTCCACATCCACGACACCGCCACCAGGGTCGACCTCGCCCGCGCCCTCCTGTCCGGCACCGGACACCGGGTGGTGGCTTGATGACCGCCCGCCCCTACGCCGAGCACATCGGCCGCCCCGTCACCGTGACCCGCACCGCCGCCCCCGCCGTACACGGCCACATGTGGCGCATCACCCCCGACCTGATGCGCGTCATCACCGACACCGACGACATGGTCACCATCCCCCTCGCCGAGGTCGCCCGCGTTGAGGAGATGAGCGTCGGCATCGCCGACCAGGTCCGCATCACCGACTACCACGGCACCCACCACGGCACCGTCATCACGATCCTCCCGGGGATGGTCACGGTCCGCGTCGCGGACGGGCGGACGGGGACCGTGCAGGTGCCGCCTCCGCCCGGGATGACGCTCACCGTGACCCGCCGCGCGACCGACGAGGAGCGCGCCGAGTTCGACTCCCGCCGACTCACCACGAGGGGCGCCCGGTGATGACGATCGAAGACCTCGTGTCGGACCTGTTCATCGAGATGCGCCTCAACCGGCAGCCCCTCCCCGTGATGCTGATGAAGCTCACCGAGGAGACCGGCGAGGTCGCCAAGGCGGTCGGCAAGGGCGACATCGAGGCGATCGCGCAGGAACTCGCCGACGCCGCCATCGTCACCCAGGGCATTGCGAACCGGCTGCGCATCGACCTGGACGCGGCGATCCGCGACAAGGCGAAGGAGCGGTTGGAGCGGTACCGCCGCGAGGTCGCCGTCCACGTCGTGCACCTGCCGTCGCTGAGGCCCGTCTGCGGGACGGCCGGCGAGGTCGCACACCTGGTCAACCGGGTCGAGGACGCCAACTGCAAGGAGTGCGCACGCGAGGTGCGGCGCCGGGTCGACGCGTTCGCCGGGGGTGCCCAGTGACCGAGCAGCCGACCCTTCCCGGGGTGACGGCCGAACGGGTGCTGGTCCACGCGATCCGGGTCGAGCCCGTGATCGAGCTGGCGTGCCGACAGGACTGGGGCGACCACGACACGTGGACGAAGTACCTCGGCGACGTCACCTGCCCCGACTGCATGACCGAACTCCTGCGGCTGCGGGAACTGGATCGGGACGCACGACGCGCACGACGCGCCGCCAAGGCCACCGCATGACGGGGCGCACCGGCCCGTCGCAGCCAGGCCGGTGCGCCACCCCAACCCAACCACAACGGAGGAACCCGTGACCAACAAGCTCCCCGACTGGGTCTCGCTCACCACCATCTCTCTCGGTGGACAGGCCACCTACTGGTACGCCTGCTTCCGGTGCTACGTGGAGACCGCCGAGCACCCCACCCCTGAGGCCGCCGAGGCTGAGGTTCGCGTCCACCTCGACTTCGCGCACCCCGAATGGGACGACAACGCGCAGCCCATCACCGAGCTGGAGGACGCCGTCGCCCGCCACCGCGACATCGTCAAGCGCCCCGAGTTCGACGCCCCCGTGGACATCCCCCAGGTGGAGGTGACGGTCGAGGACGAGCGCATGTACGCCGGCCGGGTCGTCTTCCACAGCAACGAGACCGCCGAGGTCGGCGCCGCGTACTTCCCCGACCTGGAGGACTTCCGCCAGTTCGTCGGCGAGGCCGTAGCCGTACTCCGCGCCGCCGACCGCATGATCGCACCCGAGGAGTCCTGATGACCGACTTCGACCTCAACAACATCCGCGAACGCCGCAACGACATCGCGCACCTCGCCGGTCCGTGGACCGACCACCGCGCCGCCGACGACACCATCGAAATCCGCACCGGCGACGACGACCGCATCGCCGTCCTGCCCGACTGGGCCGGGTCCGTGGGCCACTTCCTGATCAACGCCCGCCAGGACATCGCCGTGCTCCTCGCCGAGGTCGACCGGCTCCGATCCGAGCTGGCTCGGGTCACCGAGGAGCGCGACCTCGCGGTAGCCCACGACACCCAGCCCTACCCCACCCAGCACGCCTACGACGCCGCGTGCGCCGCCCTGGAAAAGCACCGGGCCCGCGCCGACGCAGCCGAAGCCGAACTCCAGCGAGTCACCGAGGAGTCCGCCGCCGCCTACTCCCGAGGCGCCGAGGACATGCGCACCCGCGCCATCGAGGTCGTCGAAGAGGAAGTCGTGTCCACCTGGTCAACCCTCGCCATCCAGTACATCCGCGACCTCCCCCTCGCACCCGCCCCGGCCACCACCGAGGAGTCCTGATGGCCCGCTACACCGACCGCGACGGCGACACCTGGACAGAAATCGTCCTCCTCCAACCCGACGACGGCGGCCAGGCCCGCACCCGCGACGAAGTCGAGAACAAGTGGGGTCCGCTCACCCCCGACACCACCCCGCTCACCGCCGACACCGACCACTAGGAGACCCCCATGGCCACCACCGCCTGCTGGCACCTCATCCACACCGACGGCCCCACCAAGGGCCAGCCCTACGAGCTCGACTACGGCGCCCCCCACTTCGCCACCCACGAGGAAGCCACCCAAGCGGCCGGACACGCACACGCCGCCGGACAGCACATCGAACCCGCCCAGCTCCCCACCCCCTGCGCCACCCTCTCCTGCGCCTACTGCGGCCGCCTCCACTCCAACGCCCAGGGACCCGAACACCACGACACCCAGGACCAGGCCGATCAGAGCGCCGAACAGTCCGGGTGGACCCGACGCGGCGTCGCCCACTTCTGCACCGACTGCACCGACCACGCCCGCGCCTACACCCCCAACGACGCCGACACCGACGACTGGCCCTAACCGCCCGCACGACACCCGCCCGGCCTAGGGCCACACCCGCACCTAGGGCCGCACCGGATCACGACCGGAGGCGGGACCAGCACCAGACCCGACCGACCGAAGGAGGACAGGTGGCCGAACCCACCCAGCCCCCGTGGCACCAACTGCGCCTCTGTGCCTTTGACCTAGAGACCACAGCCCCCAACCCGCACCAGGCCCGCATCGTCCAGTACGCCCTCGCCCACCTCGGCGGCGGACAGGCCCCCGACACCACCCAGCAGATCGTCGACCCCGGCGTAGAGATCCCGCAGGGCGCCATCGACGTCCACGGCATCACCAACGAGCAGGCCCGCGCCGAAGGGGTCGACGCTGGCGAGGCGACCGCCGCGATCGCTCTGGCCATCGGTGGCTCACTCGTCGCGGGGGAGCCCCTCGTCGGCCACAACATCAGCTACGACTTGACGGTCCTCGACGCCGAGTGCCGCCGCCACCTCAACGAGACCCTCACCGGCGTCATCGGCCGCGAGGTCGCCCCCGTCATCGACACCCTCGTCCTGTCCAAGGCGATCGACCCCTACCGCAAGAGGGTCAGCCCGGAGCAGGGCGCGCACGTCCTCAAGACCTGCGTCCAAGCCCTCCTGCCCGCGGCGTGGGGCATCACCTGGGACGACGAGCAGGGCCACGGCGCCCTCTACGACTGCCTCATGGCCGCCCGCGTCGCCATCGCCATCGCCCGCAAGGACCCGCGCATCGGCGGCGCCACCCTCGCCCAGCTCCACGCCTGGCAGACCGTCTGGCGGGCGCGGCAGTGCGCATCGCTCCAGGAGTACTTCCGCAGCGCCAAGGCCGGCGACAAGCACGACCCCAACGCCGTCATCCCCGGCGACTGGCCCATCGTCCCAGCACCCGGACCCCGACAGGAGGCCCTGGCATGAAACCCGCCACCACCATCACCGGCCGCGTACTCGACCCCGCCGACTACACCGACGGCTGCGACCACTGCCGCCCCGTCACCGCCGACCCCACCTACTACGTCGCCACCCCGTACCAGCTCGAACCGTCGCCCCGCGGCGGCCTCGTCGCCCGCTACCGCCACGACTGCGGCCAGGAGTGGTGGGCCGGCTGGGACATCAAGGACTGACCCGCTGGCGCGGCCCCTGCCCCGGCCGCGCCAGCCCTGAACCGACCGCAACTACCAACCAGGGGGATCGATGGGGGTGCGCTACATGGTCGACGCCGACCACGCGCCCGCGTGCTCGCACCAACGCCGGAGAGGGGGCCGCTGATGGGCTACGAGCTCTACCGCCACGTGCTCAACCACGCGCCGGACGACCTCGACCCGGCGGCGCGCCTGGTGCTGGCCGTCATCGCCGATGACGCCAACGAGCGCACCCGCAAGAGCTACCTCGGCATGCCCCTGCTGGCGCACCGGGCGGGCATGCAGCCGGACACGGTCGGCAAGGCGCTGCGGCGCCTGGCCAAGGCGGGGTTCGAGATCCGGGTGCCGATCGGGAAGTCCAAGTCGGGCAAGCCGGTGTACGCGGCGAAGGGCAACCGCACGACGTATCTCATCCCGGTGTTCCCGGAGCGGGAGTACCTGCAGCTAAAGCCCGGATGGGAGTCCGACCTTAGCGACCAAAGCCCGGACGAGAAGCAGACCTTCGAGGACGCAAAGCCCGGACGAGAGGGCGCAAAGGTCGGACGAGGGTCCGCAAAGGTCGGACGAGAGGCAGACCCTCCTCCTCAGTCTCCTCAATCTCCTCATGGGGGCGACGCCCCCGACCCCGACGTGCTCTTCGAGCAACCCGCAACCCCACCCAAGGCCGCCAAGCGCGCCACCTCCGCCCCCGAAACCTTCCCCATCACCGACACCCTCCGCCAGTGGGCCCGCACCCGAACGCCCCTCGTCGACATCGACGCCCAGACCGAAATCTTCCTCGACCACCACCGCGCCAAAGGCACCACCTTCAAGGACTGGACCGCCGCCTGGCGCACCTGGATGAACAAGCAGCAGCAGTGGACCTCCCAGCGCGGCGGCCACCTTCGCGCCCTCCCCGGAGGACAGGTCCACACCGGAATCCGCAACGAATGGATGAACCGCCGATGACCGACCACCGCGTCCCACCCCACGACATCGACGCCGAAACCATCGCCCTCGGCTCGATGATGCTCTCCGAACACGCCGCCGAACGCGTCTCCCGCATCGTCACCGCCGGCGACTTCTACCGGCCCGCCCACCAGATCATCTACGACGCCATCCTCAAGTCCCGGACCGAGCACGGGTCCGCCGACGCCGCGTTCGTCGCCGAGTACATCGTCAACAACGTCGAGGTGCGGCAGATGGGCGGCCTGCCCTACCTGTACAGCCTCGTCGAGTTCGTCCCCACCCCCGCCAACGGCCCCTACTTCGCCGACAAGGTCCGCGCCCTCGCCGTCCGCCGACGCCTCATCGCCGCCGGCCTGGCCACCGCCCAGATCGGCTACGAGATCGAGGCCGACGACACCGTCACCGAGGTCGCCGGGGTTGTGCAGCGCGCCATCGAGGAGCTGGAGGCGGTCCGCGACTTCGAGTCCGGCGAGGAGATCCCCACCCAGACCATCGAGGAGTTCCTCGCCGTCGAAGACGAGTCCTACGACTGGATCGTCCCCGACCTCCTGGAGCGCGGCGACCGGCTCATGCTCACCGGCATGGAGGGGCTCGGCAAGTCGATGCTGCTGCGGCAGATCGCGGTGTGCATCGCCGCGGGGGTCCACCCGTTTAAGCACACCCCGATCCCGCCGAAGCGGGTGCTGATCGTGGACGCGGAGAACTCCGACACCCAGACCCGCCGCAAGATGCGGCCGATGGTGGCGCAGGCCCGGTTGCAGGGGTTCCCGATCGCCGAGGACAAGCTGTGGATCGAGCCGGGCATCGGGTCGATGGACCTGTCCAAGGATCGGGCCGTGTCGTGGCTGCTGAAGCGCATCGCGCTGATCCGCCCGGACGTGCTCGTGATCGGGCCGCTGTACCAGTTGGTGCCGCGGGCGTTGCAGACCGACGACGACACCGCCCCGGTGCTGGCGGCCCTGAACCTGGTGCGGGAGCGCGGGGTGGCGCTGCTGATGGAGGCGCACGCCGGGCACGCGGTGGGGACCGGTGGGAAGCGGGACCTGCGCCCCCGCGGGTCGGCATCGCTGATGGGGTGGCCGGAGTTCGGCTACGGGGTGCGGACTTCGGATCACCCGGCGGTGTACGGGGGCCGGCGTGTGGAGCTGGTGCCGTGGCGTGGTGACCGTGATGAGCGGGAGTGGCCGGAGGAGTTGGAGTCGGGGGGCCGGTGGCCGTGGGTTCAGGCGCCGCCGGCGGGGTTCAACCCGACTGTCGTTCCGCATCACGCGTGACCCACGCGAAGGGCGCCCCGCCTGCTACCGACAGGCGGGTCGCCCACCCCCACCCTAACCACCACCACCAGGAGGACCCGATGTCTGCTCCCACCGAACCCGAGACGGCCACCCCGTTCCCCGCCGACCTGCTGCCCGATCTGCTGACGCTGCTGAACACCGCCGAGGTCATGCCCGGTGTGGAGGACGAGGTCGATCGGATCAGCGCCTGGTACAACGGCGCGCTCGACGCGACCGGGGGTGCCCGATGACCCGCAGGAAGCGCCCGCCCCGAGACGACGTGCTGCGCCGCGCCGCTGTTGTGGCCGCTGCCGACCCCGACCCCCGGTGGGCTGCGGTCGCCGCCTGGTTGCGGGCGGTCGCCGCCCAGCTCGACGCGACGGCGCTGCCCGACTGGCACGAGGCATCCGAACCGCAGGCGTTCGCGGTCGCACGCGTGCTGCTGACGGAGGACCCCCGATGAGCACTGATGGGCTGCGCGCCCGCATCGCCGACGCGGTCATGGCCGTGGTCGGGCCCGAGCTTGCGCGGCTCCGCGACGAGGCCACCGACGAGTTCGCCGTCGCCGCCCGCCTCATGGAGGACCTCGCCGCCGCCGTGTGGTTCGCCCCCAACCGCATGGCCGGGCAGGCGTGCGTCGGCGGCACCCGGGTCCTCGCCACCACCATCGCCGGGTTGGCGCCCGACACCGGCCTGGACGGGGTCGCGGACTTCTACCCGTCGGTGAGTGCCGCAGGGGCGGCCGCAGCGGTCGCGTTCGTGGAACGGTACATCCCGGCCGATCGGGTGGACGAGCTGGCGGCCGAGAACGCCCGGCTCCGCGCCGACCTGGACGCGGCGACCCGGTTCAGCATCCCGGCCGGCCTCGGGTTCGTCGAGGTCCGCAAAGACCCCGCCTTGGACTCCCGGCAGTGGTCCACGCACCGCTGCGACTTCGATGGGCGCCGCATCCGCGAGACGTGGGAGACCCACCCCGACCGGGACGCCGCTCTGGCGCGCGCCCGCGAGATCGCAGGAGGTGTGGCGTGACTCGACCCGACCCCGACACCCTCCAGCACGGCACCCGCCCCCCGTTCAAGGACTGGGAGTCCGACCACACCGCCCTCGTCCACGTCCTGTGGTCCGCCGCCCACCAGGGCCTCACTCTCGACGACGCCGACGAGATCGCGCACATGGTCCTCGGGTCCCGGTGGATGGCCGCCCGCGAGCACCAGGCAGCCGACGCTGCTCGGGCCGCTGTCCTCCAGCTCGTCGCGGACCAGCCGGGCATCCCGGACTACGCCCACGAAGGGCTGCTCCGGGAGATCGGCGCCGACGGTTGACCCACAAGGCGCCTGTGCGGCCCCACAGTGGACCACGGGCGCCCCGCACGGCCCAACCCATGCAAGGACATCAGAACGACCCCTCAGTCACGCAGAGGTCAACACAGAGGCAAAACATGAACAAGCACCCCGAGGAGGACTAGTGCCCGCCATCACCGCCAGCATCCGCGTCGACGGCGACCACCTCGTACACGAAACCTGCGGCACCACCATCACCGAACTCCACGGCATGGCCCTCGCCGACCTCGACGACGCCGCCGAAAACCACCTCCGAGACTGCTACGAGCAGGAGGAGCTGTGACCACCCCGGCCCCGCCCGCGCCGGTGGAGGCCACACCTGCCGCCCGGCTGGCTGCCGCAGAGGAACGCACCGCCGGCGAGATCGACGCCATCCTCGCCGGAGCCACGACCGGGGCCGCCCTCCTCGCCGCCGCAGGGGCGATCACCGCCGCGATCCTGGCCGGCGCCCAGATCGCCCTCGCCGTCGGCGCTGCCATCGCCCTCACCGCCGGGAGACCCCGGCAGCGCCTCACCGCGCAGCCGCTCCCCAGTCCGATCCCCGACGACGTCGAGACCCTGCTCCTCGACGCCGCCCGCAGACTCGACGCCGCCGACGACCGCGCCGACGAGCTGGCCCGCACCCGCCGCCGGCTCCACCGCCTCGCCGTCATCAAAATCCACCAAGCCGCATCGAGCGGCACCTTCATGTACGCGCGCGCCATCGGCGCCCGACTCGAATGGGTCACCCGCATGGACGGCCGCGCCTGCGTCCTCTGCGCCGCCATGCACGGCCGCACCGTCGGCCCCGGCCGGACGTTCGCCGCCCCGCGCGGAATGCGCGTCTGGGACGGGTTCCGCGGGCTGCCGCCCATCCACCCCTGGTGCCGCTGCCGCATCACCCCGAGGAGGACACCGTGACTGATCACGTCATCGCCGCCATCGACGCGGCACTGACCGACTACACCGTCTCCACCGACGCCATGCGGTGGACGCCCGACGCGGACGCACCCGAGTTCGCGTCCGGCGGTTACATCCCCGGACCAGACGCCACCGAGGCGTGGGGCGACCTGACAATCCAACGGCACCCAGTGGAGGCGCTCTACGGCGAAGACGACACGATCGACGGCCCGATCGAGTTCGCGAGCTGGGACGCGGCATCACTCAACCGAATCTCCCCGCCGACCGGGCCCATCTACATCTGCGCCCCGCCCGGGGCATGAGGAAGGGCCGGTGGCTTCCACCCCACCGGCCCCAATGATCCCCTTTAGCGCCCCGCAAGCGCTGGCGTCGCATCGACGCAAACCCAGTATAACCGGTTACGGGGGGAAATCTGATGCTCTGCCAGCTCTGCGGCCAGCCCACCGGCGACACCGCCACCGTCTGCACCACCTGCACCGGCGCCCTCACCGCCGCACTCCGCACCATCACCCACGGCGGACTCGGAGACGACCTCGACACCGCCACCGCGAAGCAGGCAGTGTTCAGCGTTACTGGGCCGCGCGCCCGCTCCGCCGAAACCCCGCTCCCCATCAACCTCGCCGCCGCAGACGCCCGGCAGGTCCTCACCGACACCCTCGCCGCCTGGGCCACCACCATCCACCAAGCTGACCCCCGCCGCGTTCACGGGCCCGCCTGCGCCAAATGCCAGCACGCCACCTGCCGCCGAATCCGCCGCAACGGACGCCCCGCCAGAGAACTCGCCCCCATGGCCCGGTGGCTGTCCCAGGCCACCGAACTCATCCGCCACGCCGAATGGGGCCCCCAGGCGGTGGACGAGATCCGCGCCGCCATCCGCCACGCCCACGCGGTCATCGACCGGCCCGCCGAACGCACCTACGCCGGCCCCTGCACCTGCGGCACCGACGTCTACACCCGACCCGACACCCCCACCGCCACCTGCCGCGAATGCGGAACCACCTGGGACGTCGCCCAGCAACGCGAATGGCTCCACACCACCGCCGCCGACCAGCTCCTCACCGCCGCCGACATCGCCCGCGCCACCTCCCGCCCCGCATCACCCGTCGCC